TGTCATGAAACTAATACATGATATAGGACCTGATGAATCAGATTATAAATGGTTATTAGATTCATCTGAAGAGTGGTGTCGTAATCGTGCTATTTATTTGTCGCTTCTTGAAAGTATTCAAATCGCAGATGGCAATGATAAAGAAAAGGACATGGGTGCTATTCCTTCTATCCTTTCTGATGCTATTGCTGTTTCTTTTGACAACAGAATTGGTCACGATTACTTAAGTGATTATCAAGAACGATTTGATTTCTACAATACAGTAGAAACTAAAATGCCTTTTGATCTTGCTATGTTTAATAAGATTACTAAAGGTGGACTTCCTAATAAAACACTTAACGTTGCCCTAGCAGGTACTGGTGTAGGTAAGTCATTGTTCATGTGTCACTGTGCTGCCGCTGCACTCTTACAAGGGAAGAGTGTTCTTTACATCACTGCTGAGATGGCAGAAGAAAGAATTGCTGAACGTATTGATGCTAATCTATTGAGTGTTCCCATTCAAGATTTGGCATCTTTACCTAGGCAAATTTTTGAATCGAAGGTAACCAACCTTATGAAGAAAACAAATGGAAAACTTATCATTAAAGAATATCCTACAGCATCTGCCCATGTGGGACATTTTAGGTCTCTTCTTAATGATCTGTCTCTTAAAACTTCTTTTAAACCCGATATTATCTTTGTGGATTACCTTAATATTTGTACGTCACAAAGATTTAAACCCAGTTTCGTCAATTCGTACACCCTCGTCAAAGGAATTGCCGAAGAGTTACGAGGACTTGCTGTTGAACAGAACGTCCCAATCGTCACTGCTACTCAAACCACTCGTAGCGGTTATGGTAGCTCTGACGTTGACATTACTGATACTTCTGAGTCCTTTGGTCTCCCTGCTACTGCTGATCTTATGTTTGCCCTTATTTCTACTGAAGAGTCGGAGCAACTGGGACAGATATTAGTCAAACAATTGAAGAATAGATACAACGACAACAACGTACACAAAAGATTCGCTCTGGGTATTGACAGATCGAAGATGAGGCTGTATGATTGTGAGCAATCTGCACAGGACGATATCCTTGATGCAGGTGATGACAACAACCCACCAAACCCAAATAAATTCGGAGGATTTTCCTTTTGACCAATCACATTAACTTTGACCGCTATGAAGAATTTGTTTCAGCAGTTACTTCAGACGCTTCTACAAACTTTGTTGACTTTGCTGATCGTATCGGGGATCTTGATCGACAAGGTGCCAATATTGAGAGATTGCTTACTGCTGGTGTTGGAATTAATGCTGAGGGTGGTGAGTTCCTTGAGATCATTAAAAAAATGGTCTTCCAAGGAAAACCGTGGAACGAAGATAATCGTGAGCATCTCATTATTGAGTTGGGTGACGTTATGTGGTATGTTGCTCAAGCTACAATGGCACTTGATATTTCCTTCGATGAGGTAATCGAAACTAATGTCAACAAACTGAAGAAGCGTTATCCTGGTGGTGAGTTCAATGTTCACAACTCAGAAGTTCGTGCTGCAAACGATCGCTGATGTTTTCCTTCTGGATTCACCTGAGAGCATTCTTCACTGTGGTGGTTGTGAGTTGTTCTCATCCTGCCAACTGGGATCAATGTGTTCGGGTGGACCAGTGGCTCTTGCCAGAACTGCAAGAAGGGTATAGAATATGGTCAGGACAAACTCACCCCTACCAAAATGAAAAAGATTATCTCAATGACCTCCCCTCTAAATAGTTAGACGGGAGGTCTTTTTATGTCAGGAATGGACTGGGGCGATTACGGAAAGGACGCACCATCGGGTGGTGGTATTCGCTTGCGTATTCTTCATGATGCTATTGTAAACAGAACACCTATTGATGTTGAAATTCCAGGTGGAAAAGCAGTCATCATGACAACTGATAGTGTTCTATCAGATATAAAGAGTGTGGTTGATGGTAATCTGGAATATGATTCACCTGATAAATCAAAAACTAATAATTTTGTATCAAGGTACAGTCGTAAATCTGTACTGCAAGCTGTACAGAAAGTCGGTAAAAAAAATAAATGTACTCAGATAACTTTTACCAAAATTACAAAGACAGTTGAGTTTGGTAGTAACCAAGGATCGGGTGGTGGATCTGATAACACTGCTCTGTTTGAAGGTGCAGCATGTTGGGTTACAGCATACAGATACACATTAGGAAATAAAAATATTGATGTCGATTATGTTATCCCAATGCATAAATTGGCATCAGTATCTGGATCTGTATCCACAGATAAATCATTGGGAGAAATATACGACTTCATATCGAATGATCCTGATTGGATGAAGTCAAGTATTAAAACAGCAAATGAATTATACAGCGCAACAAAATTTAGAAATACTAAATTTAAATTCTATAGAGGAACTGGTATTGTAAAAACTATTGAAAGTCATTATAGTAAGGTTAATAAAGAAGACGGCAAACCATTCTCTCAAATTAATAAATGGTCACCTGCTGATATCTACATGTGTGAATGTGATTTTGATATGGACATCTACACAAAAGAAATGACATTCCAAGGTGGTATTAATAGGGTACTACAAAATCTAATTGGTGAGAAAAAATTAATTGGGGTATCACTAAAGAAAGTAACATCTAGTTCAGCAAATCTTACGGAACATAATTTTACTAGAGCATCACTGACAGTTAGCAAACCATTTACTAGAGCATATTCTAATTCACTCATGAATTCAATGGATGTGTATCTTGAGGGAACTGGAGTCAGTGTCCAGTTCAGAGCAACAGATTCTGAAGGTAAGACATGGCAGGGTGAAGTCATGGGAACTTCTGCTAAGCATGGTAGAGTAGGTGGAGGAGTTATGAACTACATTATGGAAGCTGTTTATGGTGAAGGTAATGGAGTGTGGAAAGATTACCCTAGTGCTGCAGCAGTATCTTCTGCTTCTAGAGGAAATGCACTAGATCAAAAAATTTTTGATCTTGCAAGAGATAATAAAAGTAATGTTATGAAAACTGGTGAACAAGTTTCACTGGAAGATATTTCTAGGATGAGACCCCAATGGAAATTTGCTAAGTATCTTGGTCTTCTAGTTGTTGATCAATTGAGGAGAGGTACAAAAATACAACGTAATGAAATTACAACTAGAGTATATTTGTATGCAACATCTGCATCAGATGATTCTGCACCTTACATTAAGATCTCCTAATGGCAAACGTAACTCAACTAAAACATCTAGAACACCTGGAAGATGAGATGCTGAACTATGGTATCCAAGGATGTCATGCAGCTGTTGCTTTTTTGGAGGAACTAAAAAAGATGTTGGGACAGCAGGAAAGTGCTGGTTTCATGCAGACAAAATGGGACGGTGCTCCATCAGTTATCTGTGGTACAGATCCTGCATCTGGTATGTTTTTTGTTGGGACTAAATCTGTCTTTGCAAAGACACAACCCAAGTTATGTTTTACTGATACACAAATTGATGAGTGGTATGATGGTGATCTTGCAGAAAAACTTAAATTCTCTTTGAAGTATTTTGCTGAACTGGATATCAAAGGAGTTATCCAAGGTGATCTTATGTTCACTAATAGCACAATAAAAACAGAAGTCATTAAAAAAGAAAAACTTTATACATTCAGACCTAACACTATTACCTATGGTATTCCTATAGATCATCCTATTGGAGTAGCAGCGGGTAAGGCAAAAATTGGTGTAGTATTTCACACTCACTATACTGGAGATGATCTACCTACTATGCAAGCAAGAGCTGGTGCTGATATAAAAGGATCTGCTAATGCATTGGTAATTAAGAACGACACTCCAATGGATCGTGTTGGATTCTCTAAGCAAGAGATGACTAAGTTTAAAAATCATATCGATGTAATTGATCGCATGTGTCGTATCTCTGGTGATTTCCTAGATGAACTGGTAGTTCTTACTGGTACTACTGGAGATAAGAAATTTCATATTGCATCTTACTTAAAGCAATTCTTTAATAATGAGATCAAGAATGCTCGCACCATTACAAATGTAGAAGATGCCATGTACAACCTTCTTAACTTTTATGGTGATAAGATGGAGAAGGAACTTGCCAAGATTAAAACAGTAAAGAACCTTACATTAAAAAGAAAGCTAGTATACGATAGTCAACTATACGTTGAGAATAATAAGGACAAGTTTAAAGCAATGCTATCACTGTATAAAGAACTACAAACAGTGAAGCAAATGGTTATAGATAAACTGGACCACCTGGAAGAGTTTAGAACATACGTTCAAACTGAAAAAGGGTATAAGGTTACAACTCCTGAGGGATATGTTCTTCATAAGGACGGTAGTATGATCAAGTTTGTTAATCGCCTGGAGTTTGCTTACAACAACTTTACTCTACAAAAACAATGGCGTTAAATGTCAATAGGTGCTACTTCACTTTTGGTAGGTTTCAACCACCTACCACTGGTCATAAAGATAACTTTGCTGGTGTGAAAAATGCAGCAGGTTCTGATGACTATCGTATATACATTTCCCAAACTGTAGATGCGAAAGGTAGCAACCCATTGCCGCCAGATAGAAAGTTGTTCTATATGAATAAGATGTTTCCACAACATAAGGGAAAGATCTTCTCTGGTCCCAAACAACCTGTTGCTATCTTACAAGATCTTATGATGGCAGGTTATAATGAGGTCGTGTTTCTTGTAGGATCTGATAGAGTTTCTGCTATGCAGTTCCTCCATAAATATAATGGTAAAGATTTTACATTCAGAAAAATTGATATTCAATCTTCTGGAAGTAGAGATGCTGATGGTGATACTTTTGCCATTTCTGGAACTAAGATGAGACGCGCAGCACATGCTAGCGACTTTGACACTTTTAGAAAAGGCATTCCAACATCATTAAATGATCGTGATTGTCGTGCTTTGATGGATGAGATTAGAGCAAACCTACCAAAAAATTTTAAATAATGAAGGACTTTAAAAAGTTAAGAGAAGAAGCACTACGTCAACAACAGAGACATACCTTTATATTTAAAGAAGGTGATGCTGTTATGTCTGCCCGAACAGGAGACAAGGGACACATCCATAGAGTAGGCGGTAACTATGCTATCGTAATTACTGATGATGGAAATATGTTGCGTGAATGGATAAAGAACATTAGATCTATAAATAATACGAGAAGAACCTCCTTATTGAACGATGAAGAAACCAGATCCTATTAATACAGTAAAGCACCAAGATGAGTTCTCGTCTGGTTTGATGGAACAGTTCGGCAAATGGATGGGTGGCGATTGCTTCCAGAATACTGAGATGCCTGATTTGCATTTATCTGAAGCTCCTTTTGATGGCATGGATCCACAGTCCAATGGTGCTGAGATTGAAGATGTTACTAAGAAAAAGAAGAGTGCTAAAAAAGGTGCATACGTAGGACAAGAATCTGCTAAGAGTGAGGAAGTCCTTGAACGTGAAGAGTATGAAATTGATGGAGAAGTTTATGTCCTAGAAAAAGTAAAGATGGATGGCGTTGATGACAACGGTAGCACCTCTTGCTGGAAAGGATATAAGAAGCAAGGAACTAAGAAGAAAGGTGGTAAGGAAGTTAACAACTGTGTAAAAGCAGGTGATGAAGTAACTCACGATGGTGAGGAACTAGAAGAGAAGAATGGTCTCTATGCTAACATTCATGCTAAAAGAAAGAGTGGTGGTAAGATGCGTGATAAGGGAGACAAGGGTGCTCCTACAGAGAAAGCATTCAAAGATTCTGCAAAGACAGCTAAAGAATCAGTAGAATTGGATGAATATTTTGAAAAGAATAAAGAAGGAAAGATGGTGAAGAAGCACAACTGTGCTAAGAAAGTTAAGTATAAGAAGGAAGAATTCTTCTGTCTTCCTGAGCAACACACCATGCTCGAAGATGGCACTGTAACTCATTACGATCTAGTCAGTGAGAAGGGTGAAGTTCTAAGAAACATTCCTGTTGAGGGACTAGAGATCATGCTCAGTGAAGTTCATGAGCATGCTGACAATCATGCTAAGAATGCTGCACTGCTAGGTGAGAAGAAACTTGACCCAGTTGGTAAGGCAGATGCTGATATCGACAACGATGGTGATGTAGATAAATCTGACAAGTTCCTACATGCACGTCGTAAGAAAGTCACTAAGATTGTTGCAATGTCGAAGAAGAAAAAATGAAATCATTTAAAAAATTTCAAGAGGAGTGTGGTTGCGAAAAAAAGGAAAGTAAGGTAAAATCTAAACTAAAGAATAAAAAATCTGGTAATGTAGAAGTGATGCCTAATATTCCTGATGGTAAGAAAGGGATGACCACCCGTGCAACTAATGAAGCAAAGAACTATGAAGGTCCTTTGTATGCACCGTGGTCTTCTGTTGTAAAAGGTAGAGGATTTGATCCTATTGAAGAAAGAAAAGTAAAAGAATCATTTGAGGGTGGCGTTACAAAAGCACGCCGTGACTATCGTTCTGGTACTTTATTAACTTTCAAACAATTCATGTCAAAAATTACTGATATCTTAGACGAGTGGGAGAAATAAATAGTTATTGCAATATGCTATATGACTATGTTATCCTTTCTACTTCCCTTGGCGTCAAAAATTATTACCGATGCCATTAACAAAATTCCTGAGAATGAAGAACTCGGTGAGAAGATGGTTGAGATCTGTCTTGTTATTCTTGCTAAAGCAGTTAAGTTAACTAAAACAGATATGGATGATCAACTACTTGAAGTTGTAACCAAAGCAATCAAGAATAGAGAAGAGTGATATTCTAGGGGGAGCAATCCCCCTTTTTTATAAATAAACATTAGATAATAGTAATATTCGGAGCACACGTCAATGTCCCTTTATGGAAGAACTGACAGCAATGCAAACAAAACCAAAGCTGGTGTGGGCATTGCAACGTCAAGTCAAGCAAAAACAACTGTCTTTGTTGATAAAACTGAGGCACAACTAGCAGAAACTAGATCTCGTGGTATCACTGCTCCTGGTTGGTGGTCGTACTTCACATACACTGATGCGGATGGCAATACGCGCCATAAAGCAGAGCAACTTGTGAACATCGCTAACCCTGATCTCAATTCTAACGAGACACAAACTGATGATACTATCGCAGCAGACGTGGCATCGGCAGTAACCATTACGGTTCAACCTGCTAACTCTACATCTTCTTCGGGTGCTGGTACTTACACCCTCACCACTACGACAACAGGAACACCTGGAGCACTTGCGTATCAGTGGCAGCGTCAAACTGCAACTGGTAAGCGTTGGGTTAACATCGCTGCTGGTACAGACACAGGTATTACTTATGCAGACTTCACGACCGCAACTCTTGCTTACAGTGGTCTCGCTGGCGATACTTTGGACGGTAACAAGTTTAGAGTCAAGATCACCTCTGCGGGTGGTACTGAAGAAGTAATGTCTAATGGTGCAGCAACACTAACCTTCGGAAGTTGATGAATGAACATTGCTGAATTGACACCAGATACCTGGTTGTTCTTTGCTATTCAACATTATAACAACCCGTCGTCGGTTACTTATTCTGATTTTGAAGAGGACTTAAAGAGATTTAAGTACATTAAAAGATTATTAAAACGTAACGAGACGACGGGTGAACTTAAAACCCACTTGATATTAAATCATATAATTATTTTATATAATGTTTTTGATGATGCAGCAACCCCGCTGCTATTTTACAAAATTGAAGCAACATATTGGTCTGTAATTAAGGCGTTCATGTTGTTTCTAAATAGATTACCACCTACACTTAACGAGGATGTTGACAAGGAATGTCTAAAGGAACTGAACCTAATCTAAATGAAATGATTAACTCAGCAGGGGATGGATCTGGTCTCCAGTTACCACCTGCTTTCGTTATGGTAAATCCTAAACAGCATCGTAAGTATAAGAAAAATAACGAAAAACTAGATGGTCGCTCTAAAGGTGCCAAAGATCTCTTCTCCCGTATCCAACGTAGAAAAATGAAAGAACAACTAGAAAATAATATTGAAGAAGCTGTCTCTTCTGAAACTGAAAGAGCACAAAAACAGATCTCTCAGCAGAAAAAACTGGGTCGTCAAAAAGATCTCCAGAAAAAACGTGGAGAAGCAAAGTCGAAGATGCAAAATAAGACAAAGGAAATGGACACCTTAATGAAGGCACGTCTATCTGACTTTAAAAAGAAAGCATCTGATCAAACAAAAAAACTTAAGAAGGAACAAACCGAAGTGACTACTAATATTATGACTGAAAACCAAGATGTAATTCAAGTTGCACTTGATGTTGCAACATCTGAACTTAATCCTGCAGGTGAAGGAACATTTGCTAAGGTGCAATTTAGCAATGGATCTACACAAAACTTAGATAACTACTCTGCTAAGCGTATTGCTGCTTGCTACGCGCAGTTGGATGATACTCACAAGCAGCAATTCCAATACATGTTGAATAAAGACGCTTCGACGTATCAATCTGCATTGGACTTCGCTGTAAGGAATGTCTAAGTAAAATGTCTGACATTAATACAGCTATCCTAGAGAGGTTAGAGAAAGTTGTTGACACGCTTCAGGAAAATTCCACGAAGATGGGTCAACTTCTTGCTGTACATAATGAAAAACTTGACAATCAAGACAGGGTTGATGCAGTCCTGTTTGAAAAATTAGATAGAATCTCTGCAGATCTTGCAAGAGAAACAAATGTTATCAAGAGAGGATGTGAGCGAGACATCAGGTTGGTTGATGATCGTCTTCGCCTCATGGAGAAAAAAATGTGGACCATAGCAGGAGCACTGTCTGTCATATGTTTCCTAGTGTCAACACCAGGACAGTCACTACTGAGAAACTTGACACCGCAGCAATCCCCTGTTAGTATGTCAACAGTGGTCATGCCTTCGATTGAGCTTTCTTGAAGTAAAGTACATAAACTTAATATCCCCTCGCTTGACGCTGTTCAGTCGCAAGAAGGCAGACCTGTACAATTTCAGGTGTCCTTATTGTGGCGACTCACAAAAGAGACGCAACAAAGCGAGGGGATATTTGTTCAAGATCAAGAATGATTTTGTATACAAATGCCACAACTGTGGTAAGGGTAGAACTTTTTCTAACTTCTTGAAAGACCAAGATACTCATCTCCATGACCAATATGTCATGGAGAAATTTAAAGATGGCAGGACTGGTAAAGGAACTACTGTACCCAATCCTAAATTTAATTTCACGAAACCAAAATTTGTTAAAACAGATACAGATTTAGAGAAGATATCTTCGCTAAATAATACTCACCCAGCGAGGGTGTATCTTGAGCAACGGGGTATCAAAGATCTAGATTATTTTTATTATTGTCCAAAGTTTAAAGAGTGGACAAATAAACAAAAACAAACTTTTGATACCCTAAGACAAGATTCACCTCGTATTATCATCCCATTCAAAGACAAAGAAGGTAACCTGTTTGGATACCAAGGCAGATCGCTAGCCCCTAAGGCAAAACTAAGATACATCACGATCATGCTTGACGAAGACAAACCAAAAATCTTTGGACAGGATAGAATTAACACAGACGAAACAATCTATATTGTCGAGGGACCTTTTGACTCAACCTTCATTAAGAACTCGGTTGCTATGGCTGGGTCCGATGCTGATATTCGGACGTTTGGTTGGAGCGATCATATTTGGGTTTATGATAACGAACCACGCAATAGAGAAATCGTCGCCAGAATCTCCAAGTCAATCGACAAAGGAGATAAGGTAGTAATCTGGCCAAAAAATATACAACAAAAGGACATCAATGACATGCACCTTGCTGGACATGATGTTCAAAATCTGGTAGAATCAAATACCTACCAGGGATTAACCGCAACCCTCAAATTTAACGATTGGAAAAAAGTATGACAAACGGAGTTGGAACTAAAGTTCGCAAGCGCGACGGGTCTGAGACCGCCCTTAACTTAGATAAGATTCATAAGGTAGTAGAAGAAGCTTGCGAAGGTTTGGGGAGCGGTGTAAGTGCCTCTCAGGTAGAGATGAACTCTGGTCTTCAATTCTTCGATGGAATTGAAACTAAAGACATTCAAGAAATTTTGATCCGTTCTGCAAGTGATCTAATTAATTTAGATTCTCCTAACTATCAGTTTGTTGCTGCTCGTCTTCTCTTGTATGCTGTCTACAAGCAGGTTTTTGGGTCTGAATGGGTCCAAGGTCTTCCTGGTGTTTATGAACATGCATGTCACTGTACTGACAAAGGAGTATATGACAAGGACATTCTTGGTAAATACACCAAGGAAGAGTGGGACAGAATCAACTCATGGATTGATCATGAGCGTGACATGCTATTCACCTATGCAGGTCTTCGTCAGGTAGTTGATAAGTATCTGGTTCAGGATCGTAGCAATGGTGTAGTATATGAATCACCTCAATTCATGTACATGATGATTGCTGTAACACTATTTCAGAACTATACAGACAATCGTCTAGAATATGTCCAAAGATACTACAACGCAATCAGCAAACACAAAATCAACATCCCCACACCAATCATGGCAGGGGTTAGAACTCCTCTTCGGCAGTTTGCGTCTTGTGTTTTGGTTGATGCTGACGACACCTTGGATAGTATTTTTAGTTCTGATATGGCCATCGGTCGTTATGTCGCACAAAGGGCTGGTATCGGTATTAACGCGGGTAGAATCCGTGGGATCAACGCTAAAATCAGAGGTGGAGAAGTACAACACACGGGTGTTGTTCCTTTCCTTAAAAAATTTGAATCAACTGTACGATGTTGCACTCAAAATGGGATTCGTGGAGGTTCAGCCACAGTCCACTTCCCAATCTGGCACCAAGAAATAGAAGACATTATTGTTCTTAAGAACAATAAGGGAACAGAAGATAATCGAGTGAGGAAACTTGACTACTCAATCCAAATTTCAAAACTTTTCTACGAACGTTTCATTACGAATGGAGAGATTAGCTTATTCTCACCGCATGACGTACCAGGTCTCTATGATGCTTTTGGTACTGATACATTTGACGATCTCTATGTACGTTATGAATCAGATGAGTTTACTCCAAGAAAAACTATCGGGGCACAAGATCTTTTTCTAGATATTTTGAAGGAGAGAGCAGAGACTGGTCGTCTTTATATCATGAACATTGATCACTGTAATGATCACTCATCTTTTAAAGATAAAATTAGTATGAGTAATCTTTGTCAAGAGATTACTTTACCCACAGATCCTATTAATCACATCGATGATGATGCTGGTGAAATTGCTTTGTGTATTTTGTCTGCTATCAACGTAGGTAAATTAAAAAAACTAGATGAACTTGAAGAACTTTGTGATCTTGCTGTACGTGGACTAGAAGAACTGATTGACTATCAAGGATATCCAGTTGCTGCTGCAGAAAGAAGTACAAAAGAACGTCGTTCACTTGGAGTAGGTTTCATTGGTCTTGCCCATTATCTTGCTAAACAAGGATTTAAGTATGGTGATCCAGACGCTTTAAAAGAAGTTCATAACATTACCGAAGCGTTTCAATACTACTTGTTAAGATCCTCCAATAGTATTGCAAAAGAAAAAGGTGCATGTACAGGATTTAATCGAACTAAGTATGCTGATGGAATTCTTCCAATAGATACATATAAGAAGGACGTTGACGAATTAGTAACACCCGAGTATAATTATGATTGGGAAAGTCTTAGGACATCTATCACCACCCACGGCCTTAGGCACTCAACATTGTCCGCACAGATGCCTTCAGAAAGCAGTTCCGTTGTGTCAAATGCAACCAATGGAATCGAACCACCTAGAGACTACCTGTCCGTTAAAAAATCAAAGAAAGGACCTCTTAAGCAAATTGTTCCACAATATAACACTCTGAAAAATAACTATACTTTGTTGTGGGAAATGGAATCTAATCGTGGTTACATCAACATTGTTGCTGTAATGCAGAAGTTCTTTGATCAAGCTATTAGTGGAAACTGGTCTTATAATCCGGAACATTATCCTGATAATGAAGTACCAGTATCTTCTATGGCACAAGATTTATTAACTACATATAAGTATGGTTGGAAAACTTCTTATTATCAAAATACCTATGATGCTAAAAAAGATGAGGACGATGTAGATACCACAGAAAGTACTTCTGGATTAAACCAATTGATGAAACAATTGGAAGAGTCAGAAGAAGATTGCGAAAGTTGTAAAATTTAAGGAGAACCAATGGAGTTTATTAAAGAGACTAGTAAGACTGTTAAAGGTATGACAGTTTTTAATTCTAATAAAACTAATTTAA